GGGGGATATACAGGAGTAAGTACAATAATGTACGCTAGTCGTATCTTTTCCATAGCTGCTAGTGCAGATAATCAGAATTTACGAACCTTTCAGAATGGAAGTAAAATAAAGGGGCTTGTTTCCGGTGCAAAAGAGATAAATAAAGGGTTGCCCGGTGCAGGTATGACGGATATTCAACTTTCTACGGTTGGGGATCGTATAGAGGAACAACTAAACACAGGAAGAGACATTATTTCAGTTCCCGGCGATGTTGGATTTCATCAACTTTCTATAAATCCGGTTGATGCGCAGTTATTGGAAACAAAGAAATTCAGTATTCTTGATATATGTAGATTTTACGGAGTTCACCCGGATAAAGTATTTGCCGGACAATCTACTAATTACAAAGCTTCTGAAATGAGCAATGTTTCTTTTTTAACTGATACACTGCAACCAATATTGAAACAAATCGAGGCTGAATTTAATTACAAGCTGATTCCTAATTCAGTCGCTCACTTATATAGTATTTCATTTGATTTGTCATGCTTATATCAAACCGATTTAACGACACAAGCAAGCTATTATAAAGCTTTGGAAGAAATGGGAGCTCATTCCCCGAATGATACTCGTAGGGCTTTAGGAAAACCGCCCGTTGAAGGAGGCGACAAAGTGTTTATCTCCTGCAACGTTCAACCAATCGAGGCGGCTAGTCAAAAAGTAGAGCTACCCAAAAACGAAGAAACAAACATATAGTAAAATGATATTTGCAAAATATGGAAATACGAAGTTATACAGAGCTAGGTGCTCCTAAAGTTGGAGATGGAAGAATAATCGAAGGTTATGCGGTTGTATTCGGACAAGAAAGCCGTGTATTGTACGACAGGGAAAAACAACGCGCTTTTGTTGAGGTGATCGAAAAGGGAGCTATAACGGAAGAGTTATTGCGTAGTTGTGATGTTAAAGCTCTGTTAGATCATAATAAACAGAGATTGTTAGCTCGTTCTAATCGTGGTGCGGGAACTTTGTCGCTTGAACTTGACGACTACGGATTAAAATACAGGTTTGAGGCTCCTAGTACTCCCGATGGAGATTTCGCCGTAGAAATGATTAAACGCGGTGATATTTTCGGTTCGTCTTTTGCGTATGCTTTAAATGAAAAGGATAAAACAAAAGTTTCCTATTCAATGAAAGACGGGTTGTTGCTTCGTACTGTACACATGATTGATCGGATTTCCGATATATCTCCCGTTGTTGATCCTGCTTTTTATGGTACAGACGTAACGGTACGGAGTATGGATGATACGATAGCGGAGTTGTCCGGCGAGAATAAAGACTATCTAAATGAAATTAATAATTTACGCAAATCAATTTAAAACATGAGAAAAGAATTTGAAACTATTGCTCAATACAAAGAGCAGATGCGCGCTATGTTGGATAAAGCAGAAGCGGAAAAAAGAGCACTCGACGCAAGCGAGAAAGAGCAGTTCGAGCAGTTAAAAACAAAGAAAGAACTTTTGGAAATGAAAGTCGAACGCCGTGCGCTTGAAGATATTAACGCGGGACTGGTATCAGACCGTCGCATGTTGTTTTCACAGGCTGTTTTTGACGTCGTTAATCATCGCTCTTTGGAAGAATACAACGGAGTAGTATCGGAAGGCGGTATTAAAGTTGTAGAACGTGCGGTGACTGTTACAGATACAACCGATGCGGCTAGCATGGTTCCTGTTACAATCGGTGAAATCATTGAACCATTAGAAAAAGGCTTGATTATTGATAAACTGGGTATCAAGATGCAAAGCGGGCTTGTAGGTGACCTTGTTTTCCCAACATTGGCGGCTGTTGAAGCAACAATTCAGGGTGAAAACGTTGCGGTTACCGATACCGAATTGAATATCGACAAAATCAAGGCTTCACCCAAACGTGTATCTATTTCTATCCCGGTGTCTAAGCGTGCGATCAACCAAACGAACTACTCTTTGCAGGACGTTGTTTTGAAGCAAATTTCGCTTGGCGTCGCTCGCACTTTGAATAAATGGATGTTTTCGGGAACTGCATTGTCTGGCGCAAGCAACGGGGTGTTTGTAAAGACAAAACCAGATGTTGAATATACAAACGCGTTGACATTTGCGGATATTGTTTCGCTTGAATCTACCGTAATGGATGCGGGCGTAGATGTAACCGACGGTACAGCTGCCTATGTTTGCACTCCAAAGGTGTATGGTGCTTTGAAATCCACTCCCAAAGCGGCGGGAGCTGCTGAAATGATCTGCCAAAATGGTATGGTGAACGGTTATCCGGTTCTTGTTACTAACTACATGGACGCCGATTCTATCGGATTCGGTGTATTCTCCAACGCTGCTATCGGTCAGTTCGGCGATATGGATTTAGTTATAGACCCGTACACCGGAGCGAAAAGTAATGTCGTAAACTTTGTATTGAATACTGATTATGATATTGTTGTAGCTCGCCCGGAAGCCTTTGCCATCGCAAAGAAGAAGGCTTCTGCTTAATCCTATAACCTATCATTCACTAAAGGGCTGGGGCTTCGGCTCTAGCCCTTTCTAATTTATACAATATGGCACAATACGTAACACTCGAGGAACTCAAACAGCATTTAAACATTGACTTCGACACGGACGACGCGTATATAACTGGGCTTATCGAACCCGTTCAACTTCTTATCGAATCGTATCTAAATAATCCGCTAGATACCTACGTTAAGGACGCAAAAATAGATCGGCGTATCTGGCACGCGATCCGCATCCTTATAGCGAATTACTACGCAAACCGTGAATCGGTAACATTTGCCACTCCGCAAGTTATTCCGGGGCACATAGAACTATTACTGCAACCTTTAAAACGATATACGTAATGCAAGCAGGATTATTAAACGAAATGATCGCTTTTTACCGTAGCGAGTCAAAGCGCGATAGTCTGGGCGGCACGTCTGAAAGTTGGGTGAAAGTATTCGATAAACGCGCATACATTCGCTTTAAGTCTGGCGCACGCAAAGAAGCGAACGGCGAGATATACAATACGACCGTTAATACAATAATGATTCGCATCTGCAAAGAGATTAACGCTAAAATGCGAATCGAGTACGACGGGCAGAAATACAAGATTCTATCTATTAACCACGACCGGAAGCAACAAGCAACGGTTATATAAGCGGAGGTAATCAATGAGTAACGACAATTACACCGGGCGCAACTTGTATCGCGTCGAAGTGGATGCAACGCGAGTAAACGAACTACTTAAACGGTTGAACGATAAAGAAGCAAAGAAGGCAATTTCCTCCGCTCTTAGAAAGTCGATTCTTATCATTCGTAAACAGGCGCAGGAAAATTTAGTCTATGCTGTTAATGGCGCTGAATTTGGGAGTACTAAGAATGGCGTGTCTTTCAAACCGCTAAAGAATGAAATAAAAATAGCGGTCTATCGCAATGCTTCCGGTGCACGGGTTAGCCTGATTGATAAACGCAAAAAGGGATCACGCGCTTTTATGCTTCCTTTTTTTGAATCTGGAACAATAGAACGAACAGCATACGAAAAAAGCGCTACCCATAAACCCGCAAACAGAGGTAGTATAAAGGCTTCTCGCTTCTTTTCTAATGCGGTCAAATCGAAGCAGAAAGAAGCGGAGAACTCACTAGAGAAAAATATTATTGATTCAATAACGAAAATAGCGAATAAAAAGAAATGAGTTTATCAATAGGCGCACACGTATATAAGAAGTTAAGCGACTCTACGGAGTTGGCGAAGTTGATTTCTGATAAGATATATGCTATCTCAACCAAAACGGAAATATCTTTTCCGTTCGTAATTTACAGGCGTAATTCTTTGGTTCCTGAATATACAAAAGATAGATACGGTACGGGCGATACCGTTTCGGTTGAGGTTGCCGTAGCTAGTGATAACTACTTGAATTCTGTCACTATCGCCGAAGAAGTGCGTAAGGCGCTCGAAAACAAGCGCGGGCAATATGACAACTTCAATGTAATAGACGCTAAATTAATTAGTGCGAATGAGGCTTTTATAGAAGATACTTTTATTCAAAGCCTCGTATTCTCATTTAAAACGGAATAATAACTAAAACACGATAAAATTATGAGTAAAGCAAAATCAGTGTTAGGAAAAGACCTAATGTTATTCATCGACGGTAAAGCCATCGCACTTGCCACATCTTGCAAATTGGGGCTTTCGGCTGAAACAATCGACACACAAAGTAAAGATTCGGGTATCTGGACGGAAAAGGACATTAAAAAACTTTCTTGGAACGCTTCCAGTGAAAATGTATTTAGCGCGGATGCAGATGCGAACAGCTACGATAAACTATTCGCTTTGTTCTTGGCGCATAAACCTGTTGTTCTGAAATTTGGCGTTGTTGGCAATCCTGACGTAAACGAAATGCCCGCCGCCGGATGGACACTAGCGGAAGGTGCATATACAGGTAGTGCGGTTATCACTTCGCTAGAAGCAAATGCGCCGGATGGAGACAAAGCAACACTATCAATCAGTTTCGAAGGAACCGGATCGCTTGCAAAGGAAGCAGTTAGTAAATAACTTACGGGCGGTGTTTTGCCGCCCTCTAAACGACTTATTCAATGAAAACAATATCACTTAATGGAAAAGATTTTTCTTTGAAATATACGCTCCGTGCGTTCTTTGTATTCGAAACTATATCCGGCTATCCGTTCCAGTTTGGAAAGATGTTAGACGAGTTTCTTTTGTTTTATTCGTTTCTGCTTGCCTCTAATCAGGAATTGTTCAAAATGGAATTTGAGGAATTTATCGAATTATGCGAAAATGACTTGACGCTATTCGAACAATTCAAAGAGTTTATTTTGGATGAAATCAAACTACGTTCGCAATCGGCAGGAAATGACGTAAAAAAAAAGAAGGTGACGACGCGGAAACGAAAGCCGTAAGTATACGCGAACTTTATTCGCGCGTTGTCGGTGAGGGCGGGATCGCTCCCGATTACTTCCTCGATAAAATGGACTTTATCGAGGTTGAATCGTTTATAGACGGATTGAATCGACGCAATCGGGAAGCGTGGGAACAAACTAGATTGTTAGGTTTCATTATAGCGCAATCTAATAGCACAAAGACGCTAAAGCAAACCGATATACTTCGGTTCCCGTGGGATGAAGAAGAAAAGAAAGATACGAGCGTAACGGACGAAGAGATGCAACGATTACGAGCTAAAGCAAAAGAAGTAGAATCACAATTAAACACGCATAAAGATGTCTGATATAGTAACAAGATTATTGCTTAAAACGAATGACTTTGACGCAAATCTAAATAAGTCGAAGAAGAATGTAAACGGGTTTCAAAGCGACATTTCTAAAATGTCCGGCGTTGCAGTATCGGGAGTTATGAAGTTCGCCGGGGTTCTTGGTATTGCTGTAACTGCCTCGGAAGGTTTCAATAAAGTAATGAATAGCAGTCAGACGCTAGGAGATGAATATGCCCGTACTATGGACGGCTTAAAAGGTGGCGTAGACCAATTTTTCTACTCTATCGGTAGTGGAGACTGGACGCCGTTCATGAACGGGTTAACCGAAACGATACGTCTAGCACGCGAAGCATACAACGCGATGGATCAATTAGGAAATACAAAAATGTCATTCTCTTATTTTGATGCAAAGAATCAAGCAACCATACAAGAACAAATAACTATTTTAAAAGATAAGGATTCAACGGAAGAGCAAAAGAAAGCAGCTAGGGAGCTATTAGACAAGACGCTGAAAGACCAAGAGGAGATCGTAGGACAATATAAACAAAGAAGTCAAAACGCATTACAAGCAATGGTAAAGGCGGCAATAGGACTTGACGGCGTAGATGTTTCGGCAATAGATATAGATAAAGTGTTGAGATTAGATGTATCTTCGGTAGGCGATGAACAAAAGGCACAATTAGCGAAACAGTATAAAGACTTCGTAGATGAATACGATCGTTTGAAAGCCAAATTTACAACTTACGAAACGGTGGGTTCTGGAATGAATGTGCACACGGTTACAACAACAGATACAAATGCATTGAGTAAGGCAATAAGCCCGATGTTAGCGAAGTATCAGGATGCAATACAATATAACGCAATTTTAGTAAAGAAGAGTGATGAATGGTTGCAGAATTTAATAAACGTTGCAACGGCGGCAGAGGCGGCGGGACGGAATTTATCTAGTATGACGAAAGCGGCGAACCGTGCTTCACAGTCAGGAATAGGCGGGAAAACGCCAAAGGAAGAACCGAAAGAGGGCTCTATCGCTTGGTATGACACGCAAATCGCAGAGCAAAATAAAAAACTTATTGCTGAAACCGACATGCATGCGCGTTCTGCCATTCAAGCAACAATAAATGAGCTCGAATCAAAGAGGATAAATTTAAAGTTTGTTGTAGAGCAAGAAACGTTTAAAATCGCTCACGGCGAGATGAAAGACGATGCTTTATCCGTACCTATTGCACCGATTTACGATAAGGTTCCGACACATGGGAAGGGAGAAAAAAACTTTAAGTTACCTAAATTCGAGTCTCCCATTAAGAAAAAAGATGTAAAACTAAACGAGCAATATGCAGAGTCATTAGGATATATCGGAAATGCCTTTGGTACTATGGGACAAATGGCTGCACAGTTTAATAACGACGGTATGGCATTTGCTTTAAATTCTATCGGTTCTATCGCTCAAATGATTGTGCAACTGCAAGGGCTTGCAACCGCTAACGGCGTGGCTAGTGCCATGTCGTTACCTTTCCCCGCCAATCTTGCCGCAATAGCCACAGTTGTAGGAACAGTTACGGGTATCTTTGCCAGCCTTCCCAAATTTGCAACGGGTGGTATCGTTCCGGGCACATCGTTTACGGGTGATAAAGTTCCGGCTTTACTCAATTCGGGTGAGATGGTTCTAAACGGATCACAACAAAGTAATTTATTTCAAATGCTTAATAGCGGTTTATACGGTTCCTTATCACAAAAGATCGCACCATCAATAGAAAATCAAGGCGTTCGCTTGTACAGTGATGTCGAAATAAGAGGGGATCGCATATTTTTAGCATTACACAACCACATAAAGAAAACAGGTAAAAAACTATGGTAAATTACAGAACTATCTATACGCTTCCTTTCAAATCCAGAAAGGAAGTATCTTATTTGATTGAGATACAAAAAGAGAATTATGAAGGAAAAAGTACTGAATTGGTTGGCAGTGGTAACTCTCCTTTTTCCGTGACAATCGAGGATGAGGATTTTTTATATACGCCAACTCGCTTTTCTTCTGCTTCAATCCGTATTGTTGGAGGTGACTATTTGCAAAATTTGTATTCGACTGGATATCAACAATACAAAGTATTATGTAAGCGAGGTAACGATGTTATTTGGACGGGCTTTATAAATCCAGAGTTATACACGCAGGATTACACATCTACAAAATTCGAGCTTGAAATAGAATGTAGCTCCGCTATGAGCACTCTCGAATATGTTAACTACAAACAAAAGAACGCTGAACAACGAACTTTTATTAGTTTTTGGGAACTGTTTAGAATGTTCATTGAGCAGTCTCGCGGGTATTATTCGTCTATATTTATTCCTCATGTGTATGCTAAAAACGAACATGATTATAATAACGATCTAAACGTATTTGAAGAAATGACGATAAGTGAACAAAACTTCTTCGACGAGGATAACAAGGCTATGACTCTAAAAGAAATATTAGAAGAAGTTTGTAAGTTCCTAAATTGGACTTGCGTCGATTGGAGAGGTGAACTGTATTTCATTGACATAGATCATAAAAGCGTTTATTATAAATATGATTGCAATCTGAATACATATTCTAAAACTACATCTATTGCATTGAATGTTTCTGATATTGGTTTTGCGGGATCGGAACACTTTTTAGATATTTTACCGGGATATAATAAAGTAACTGTAAAATGTAGTAATTATCCTATTGAGGAAATCAAGATAACCGAAGATTTTGATAAGCTGAAATTATTATCAAATATCGGAGAAGTATCTACTAATCTGGATAACGGTAATACAAGACATACACAGAGGGAGGTTTTATATCCTAATATTTTAACGATGCACCAATTTACCTATAAAAATGGTGTTTTGTCTCCTGTTACAGACTTGTCTATTTATAAAAACAAGAGTAATGCCAACGAATTACTAGGGGCGATCCCATTAAGATATGCCTCTTATGAGTCTGGGCTAAAGACACCAACTACGCAATCATACAACTATGAGTGTGCAATACAAGTCCGGCAACGTTGTGGAACAAAATACGATCCTATTAACGACGTAACTTCCAATTCGGTATTTAATGATTCAATTGTAGTTATCGGTGCAAAGAAAGACGCTTTATTTTTAGGGAAGGGGGGTGCTCTTTCTCTCAATATGAGTATTAAGGTTTTGCAAAAGGATAAATATGATTCTCCTTTTGGTGGCGGTTTGGTTCCTTCCGAGGATGGTATTACATATTCAAAAGATATAATTAAGGTAAGAATAAGAATCGGCGATAAATATGTTTCTAAAGATAATTATGGGCGGTTTACGTGGAGTGATACCCCATCTACTATGTCTATGAATCTGGATCAATCTAGAGTCGAAAATGCAGATGGTAAAATGGGAACAGGTTTTGTTCCATTGTATAAAACGTATGGAGTACTCGGCAAATATTCTGATGTAGACGGGGTTGTAATAGATATTCCGACTAATTTATTTGGCACGCTTGAAATGTCTATATATGCTCCTACATTGACGGAAAGAGAGGGGCAAGTTCCGTACGGATATTTAATAAAAGATTTAAAACTAAGATATTGCCATTCGTTAGATATGGATGACGATAAAGACTCCGACCGGATTTACGAGAATGTTGTTAATGAAAACTTTATTAATGAATTAGACGAAATAGAGTTTAAGATTTCGAGTTATAACAACGATGGAGCGTGTTATAGTAAGGTCTTGTTATTGGATGAATATCTGAAAGATAACCTTTATTCATCTATTGAAAAGACTTTGATTCGCCCGGAAGAGCTTTTAATAAGAAGAATTATTAATCAATACGGAGCTACCAAAATAAAACTAACACAGGTATTATTAAATAGTGACTCTATAACTCCTATATCTGTTCTTTCGGAT